TCTCACTACTCGCACAATAAATTTCAAGCAACAGAATTTATCATGGACAGTGGACATGGTGAAGGTTTCTGTATTGGGAATATTCTAAAATATTCACAACGATACGGAAAAAAAGATGGCAAGAACAGAAAAGACTTGCTAAAAGTGATTCATTATGGTATAATGGCACTACACAATCACGATATGATGGAGAAATAATATTATGAAACTTAGTAATGATACAAGGGAAGTACTGAAGAACTATGCGTCTATCAATGCGAACCTTTTAGTGACAACAGGAAACAGAATTGCAACAATGTCTCAAATGAAGAACATTGTATCTACTGCAACTGTGCCTGATACATTTGACAGCGACTTTGCAATCTATGACTTGAATGAGTTCTTGTCTGCATTGTCTCTATTCAATGACCCAGAACTTACGTTCAATGAACAGAGTGTTAGAATTGCACAAGGTAGTCAAGACTTGACTTACTTCTATTCTGACCCATCTGTTGTAACAACACCAAAGACAGAAATCAGTATGCCGTCTGTGGATGCAGAGTTTACTCTGACCAAAGATACATTCAATCAAGTAATGAAGGCTGCGGCAGTTCTTGGTGCTCCAGATATGGTTCTGGATATTGGTACTGATAGTATCATGGACTTGCGTGTAAGTGACCGTAAGAACGATACATCAAATAGTTTCAGTATTGAAGTTGGTGCAGAAAGTCCAGCAAAGGGTAAGAAGTTCTATTTCAAAGTAGAAAATCTTAAACTCTTATCTGGTGATTATGACGTACAGGTATCTGAAAAAGGTATCTCACGTTTTAAGAATGTTAGTAAGGATGTTGAATACTACATAGCACTAGAGACTGCTTAATATGGATGATATATTATGGGTAGAGAAGTATCGGCCTCAGACGATTGAGGAATGCATACTTCCAAGTGAACTTAAGCAGACATTTCAACAGTTCGTAGACAACGAAGAAATTCCAAACTTGTTACTTACAGGCACTGCTGGTGTTGGTAAGACTACAATTGCAAAAGCAATGTTGGAACAGATTGGTTGTACTTACATGATGATAAACGGTTCGGAAGAATCTGGTATTGATATGTTACGAACTAAAATCAAAAACTTTGCGAGTACTGTTTCTATGGATGGTAAACGCAAATACGTTATTCTGGATGAGGCAGATTATCTAAATCCACAATCCACACAGCCTGCGTTGCGTGGTTTTATTGAGGAGTTTAGTAGAAACTGTGGTTTCATTTTAACCTGTAACTTCAGAAATCGTATTATTGAACCATTGCACAGTCGGTGTTCTACAGTGGAGTTTCGTATTCCAAATGCAGAGAAACCACAACTTGCAATGGGTTTCATGAAACGTGTACAACACATTTTGGAGACTGAAAATGTTAAATCGGATGAAAGAGTTGTGGCAGAACTTATCAACAAATTTTTCCCAGATTGGAGAAGATGTCTCAACGAACTACAAAGATACTCTGCAACAGGTAATATTGATGCTGGAATCCTCGTCAATCTATCAGACACTTCTATCAAAGAACTTGTATCATTTATCAAGGATAAAGACTTCAAGAGTTGTAGAGAGTGGGTTGTTCATAATCTGGACAATGACCCTCATAGGATATATCGTAGGGTTTATGATAGTCTATCTGGTAATGTACCAGACAGCGCTATTCCTCACTGTGTTCTCATACTTGGGAATTATTCTTATAAGTCTGCCTTTGTTGCTGACCAAGAAATTAATCTCTTGGCTTGTCTCACGGAGATGATGATAGAAGTTCCTTTCAAATGAGTTACGAACTAAAGGAATATTTAAAGACTATCAACAAGACAAAAGAAAACCTTATGGAAGGTGAAGATGAAATGTGGGAAAAGAAGTATCCTGCTTTCATCATCAACAAATGTCTTGCTCCTACAGGTATGAAAGAATGTCTTCTTGTTAATGAGTTGAATGAACTTCACCACCTTGATAACAAACTACAATATGACTTTTTACTAAATAGTTTAAGGAGTATGAATCGATATGCTCCTTGGATGAAGGCGAAGAAGTCTAAAAACTTAGAGTATGTAAAAGAATATTTCGGATACAGTAACGAGAAGGCCAAGGCCGCTCTGGATGTTTTAGATGATGAACAAATCGCCCTTATAAAAAGTAAATTGAATAAAGGTGGAAGAAAATGAATGAAACATCGTGGAGTCCAGAGGAGATGTTGGAAGTCCGTCTGAATGAACCAGACGATTTCCTCAAGGTTAGAGAAACCTTGTCTCGTATTGGAGTTGCTTCTCGCAAAGATAAAACACTCTTTCAGTCTTGCCATATCTTGCATAAGCAAGGTAAATATTACATTGTACATTTCAAAGAATTATTTGCATTAGACGGCAAGGATACAAACTTGTCTGAAAATGATATTGCAAGAAGGAATACAATTACTAATCTTTTAACAGATTGGGGATTGGTAGATGTTGTGGGAACAACAAAAGTCGAGGCAGCACCCCTGTCTCAAATCAAAGTAATCAGTTTCAAGGAAAAGAACGATTGGAAACTTGAAACAAAATATAACATTGGAAAAAAGAAAGAAAGTGAGTAATTATGAAACCAGGCGATTACATTATGGAGGCTGCAAGGAAGCAGGCCGAAGGAGAAGTTGCAGTACATATTGCAAATATTAAAGTATACCAAACAATGCCCGCTGGTATCGGCGAGCATTCTGACGTAACAGAAGCAGTTATTGAAGAGTTGAATAAACTTGCAGCTGCAGATGACAGACTTGAAATGATTAATAAGTACTTCAAAGAAGAACAAAAGAATCTTTTCTCTTGACAATCACACAATAAGGTGATATAACTATATTATGCGTTTTTATACTAATGTTGTCCAATGGGGCAATCAAATCCTCGTAAGAGAATACAAGAATGGTGAGAGACTTAATCACAAGGTTAAGTACTCACCAACTTTGTATGTTCCTGTCCAGAAAGAAACTGGATGGAAAACCCTTGACGGTAAGAATGTCATGCCATACAAACATGACACAATCAAGGGTGCAAAAGAATTCATCAAACAATACGAAAACCAATCCCATCTAGTTTTTGGATTGGATAGATTTGCATACACATATCTTGCTGACACATATCCTCATACAGTAGATTGGGATAGTGACAAGATTCTTGTGGTTACAATCGACATCGAAACACAGTGTGAAAATGGTTTCCCAGACCCAGAGAAAGCAGAAGAAGAAATGCTTTCTATCACTATCAAAAATCAAACAACCAAGAAGATTGTTGTTTGGGGTATTGGTGATTACAAAAATGACAGAGAAGATGTAACATACATCAACTGTTCCAATGAGAATGAACTACTTGCACAGTTCATGAACTTCTGGGTTAAACATTATCCAGATGTAGTCACTGGATGGAATACAGAATTCTTTGATATGCCGTTTCTAGTCAATCGTGTTACCAAGGTTCTTGGTGAAGACCGAGCGAAAGAGTTTTCTCCTTGGGGTATTGTCAATGCACGTTCTGTTTACAATCACGGTAGACAACAACAGACATATGATATCGGTGGTGTTGCAAACCTTGACTATCTTGCACTATATCGCAAATTCACATATACAAATCAAGAATCATATCGTCTTGACCACATTGCTTTTGTGGAGTTGGGTGAGAAGAAGAATGAAAACCCATATGATACTTTCAAAGATTGGTATACAAAAGACTATCAATCATTCATTGACTACAACATTGTTGACGTTGAACTTGTTGACCGTCTGGAAGATAAGTTGGGATTATTACAGTTATTGTTTACTATGGCCTACGAGGCAAAGGTCAACTATGAAGATATTTTCGGTACAGTTAAGTATTGGGATGTCATGATTCATAACTACCTCAAGAACAAGAAAGTTGTTGTTCCTCAAAAATCATTCTCAGCAAAGTCTGACAAGTATGAAGGTGCATATGTGAAAGACCCACAGGTTGGTCAACACAAATGGGTTATGTCGTTTGACTTGAACTCATTGTATCCACACTTGATTATGCAATACAATATGTCACCAGAAACACTTGTTACTGGTAACTACATGAAACTTGATGTAGATACGATGTTGAAAGAAACACCAATTGATATTCCAGAGAGATGTACCATTACACCAAATGGTGCATTGTATCGCACTGACAAGAGGGGTTTCCTTCCAGAGATGATGCAAGATATCTATGATGACCGTACTATCTACAAGAAAAAGATGTTACAGGCAAAACAAGATTATGTTGACACCAAAGACCCCAAGTATCAAAAGTACATAAGTCGTTATCATAACATTCAGATGGCAAGAAAGATTTCACTGAACTCTGCTTATGGTGCGATTGGTAATCAGTACTTCAGATATTATGACCTTGCGATTGCAGAAGGTATTACAACTGCTGGTCAGTTGTCTATTCGTTGGGTTGAAAAGAAGGTTAATCAGTATCTAAACAAACTGTTAGGTACTAATGATGATTATGTAATTGCATCTGATACAGATTCTATTTACGTTACATTCGATGCACTTGTTGACAAAGTAAAACCAAATGACGTTGTTGGTTTCCTTGACACGATTGCAAAGGAAAAGATTGAACCGTTTATTGACAAGTCATACAAAGAACTTGCAGACTATGTTCAAGCCTATGACCAAAAGATGCAGATGAAACGAGAAGTGATTGCAGACAAAGGTATCTGGACTGCAAAGAAAAGATACATTCTGAATGCATGGGATGTTGAGGGTGTTCGATATCAAGAACCTCAACTGAAGATTATGGGTATTGAGGCAGTCAAGTCATCTACGCCTGCACCTTGTCGTGAGAAGATTAAACAGGCATTGAAGATTATCATGTCTGGTACGGAGAAAGAACTGAATACATTTATTCAAGATTTTCGTAAAGAGTTTATCAATATGCCAATCGAAGAGATTGCGTTTCCTCGTTCTGTGAATGGTATCAAGAAGTTTGGTTCTTCTCATTCTATCAGTCAGAAGGGAACACCAATGCATACGAAAGGTGCATTACTCTATAACCACCTTATCAATAAAAACAAACTTGGTAATCGTTATCCTTTGATACAGGAAGGTGACAAGATAAAATTTATTCAGTTACGACAACCAAATCCATTTGGACAAAACGTAATATCATTTATTACTAATGTTCCAAAAGAACTTGACATTCACAAGTATATCGACTATGATATACAGTATGAGAAAAGTTTCATTGAACCGTTGATTTTTATCACTGACAAGATTGGTATTCATATTGACCGTTCATATGGAACACAAACAACACTAGAAGACTTCTTTTCATAGAAGAATATATAGTGTATACAAACTAATAAGAGTGGTCGCTGACCTTAATCTTGTTGGGGAGTAACTATAAAAAGGCCAATGGTGGCCGTTAATTTAGGAGAAACTAAAATGTTAGAATATATAAGAGCGTTTGCTGATAGAGAAGTAAACGTAAATGATTACACACCACGGTTTGTTAACAACCCAGACCCAGCATTAACAAAATATAACAACCTATCGTTCCAGAAATTTTCTTGGGAATATATTGGTGATATTGACCCAAATGACAGGTCAACATGGCCCGAAGGTTTTGATAATGAGGGTATTAGGTCACAACAAAGTTCTACTATGGATAAGGAAGAACTTGCATATGACTTTCGTATAAACGGATGGTCTACTGATTTCTTTCCACCAATCAAAAAAACAAATGGTGAGTGGGAAGATGGAAGAACAAGAATTCTTGCAGCAAGACTGAATGGTGAAGAATATATTCCATCTGCACTATTCCATTCAACTTCACTAACACCAGTATCAGATGCAGTTGCAAATGGACTAATCGCAAATAACCACAAGAAAGCAAGACCGTCTGGAATGGCAGATTTTGTAGATGGTGGTATTAAAGCTGTTTCCTCTGGAGAAGTTGCAAGAACCTCAGATGCTATTATGAATTATCTTATTGTGAAAGCAAAAATCGAACAACGATTTGATAATAGTTCTGGTATCTGGACAAAAATTGTCAACACAATTATAGAAAGAACATCAAAAGAAAAAGACTTAGTAGATAATAGAGATGGTGATGAATGGAGAACATCTTTTGTTGCTAATATGCCAGAGTATAAAGGAAATCCAAAGTCTGCTCTGATTCTGATGGCAAACACTGGTAACTCTGCATGGAAATATTTCTTTGACCATGTTCTTCCAAATTCTGGTACACCAAGACCATTAATTCTGTATACGAATAATACATCTCAAGCAAGATGCTCAAATGATGTTCAGTTCTTTATTGACAAGGTTATAGAGTTGCACAAACAAACATACTCATATGTTAACGAAGGTGTTTCTACAAACACAGAAATGTTTAGTATCAGAGCTCCGAAAATCCTACCGTTTAAAATCTTAGGAGTAATTCCTAACTTTAGAACAACCCTTCAAGAAAACCTATTAAATGAATATAAACTCATTTCTGTAGAAAGGTACATTGCAGCAGGGTCAGCGATTTCTAAAAAACTCAAAGTCGTAAGTTAGTATGTGCGGTATAATAGGTTCAACTGATAAAAATATTAGTGTTGGTTTAGACAGTATTTTACACAGAGGCCCAGATTCTAAAGATATAAAAAGTGTATCTGGTTTTAGTCTTGGTCATGTAAGATTGTCTATAATGGACACATCAAATGAATCTATACAACCATATACAGTTGGAGATACAACCATAGTTTTTAATGGTTGTATTTTCAATTTTTTAGACATCAAAAAATATCTATCTGAAAAGTATAATATTGTTTTCAGAACAAGTGGTGATACTGAGGTAATCGCTCACCTCTTGGACAAAGAAGATATTGAAGGATTAGATTGTGTTCAAGGAATGTTTGCAATTGGGTTTGTTAAGAATGATGTATTAACTATTGTTCGTGACCGTCATGGGGAAACTCCGATTCATTATTCGTTATTACAAAATTCACTATTTCCTCATTTTGCATTTTGTTCTGAAATCAAAGGATTAAAAAAACTAGGATATGAAAATATCAAGATGTTACCACCTGGCTCGTTTATAAAGTATGGGTCAGATGGTAATGTTATTAGTGGTAAGTGGTACGATATTCGACAACATATAAAAAGGAATTTATTTACTGATAGACCAACAGCGTCTAAACAATTAAAAGAATTAGTGACACAGGGTACGTTAGAACGAACTTTAAGTGCAGTTCCAGTTTGTAGTTTGAACTCTGGTGGTATTGACAGTAGTGTTATTGCACAGGCACTATCTCAACATAATCAAAAACTAATCTCTTATATTGCAGTATACGATGAAAAGTCTAAAGATTTACGTTGTGCAAGGGAACTTGCAGAGATGCTAAATATAACATTAGTAGAAGTAAAGGTAGAACCACCAACAACACAAGATATAAACGAAATTATTCATACTATTGAAATGTCATACAAGGCACAAGTAGAAATATCATGGGCCTGTTCTGTTCTTGCAAAACGAATATCAAGTGATGGTTTCAAGGTTATTTTATCTGGTGAGGGTTCTGATGAACTCTTGGCATCATATGGTATGTCTTATCACGGTATTCAAGAACATGGGTTCGATGAATATAGAATTAGATTATTCGGTTCACAAGAAAGAAAAAACTTTCCCAGATGTAATAAAATATTCATGAAATATGGTATAGAATGTAGACTACCATTTTTAAATACTGAACTGGTAGAAACCGTTTTGGGGTTTAGTCAAGAAATTGCATGGGATACAAAACGCAGACCAAAGGCTGTATTACAAGATGCATATATTGGGTTGTTGCCAGAACAAATTATTACTAGACCAAAACTTGCATTTCAAGATGGCATGAAAATAAAAAATGAATTTGAAAATATACTTGACAAATCGCCCAAAGTAGCATATACTGAGTCTTATAAAAATATATTTGGAGAATAGTTTGTATAAACCATATACTTTACAAGATGTTCATAACGCATCTGCACAAAATAAATTTAAGGTAATTTCTACCTTTGCTGGTGGGGGTGGTTCTTCTACAGGATATCGTCTTGCTGGTGGTAAAATTCTCTGCATGAATGAATTTGTAGAAGAGGCTCAAAACACTTATAGGGAAAACTATCCAGATACACCAATTCTGACAGGTGATATTAAGGGATTGTCTGGTAAAGACTTTTTAGATATTGCTGGACTTGAGGTTGGAGAACTTGATATTCTTGATGGTTCACCACCCTGTTCTGCATTCTCTGTTGCTGGTAAATTGTCACAATCTTCTGGTGGTAAACATTCAGATGGTTGGGGTCAGACTAAAAAATATTCTGATGGTAAGATGGTTGAAAATATTGAAGACTTATTCTTTGAGTTTCTTAGAGTTGCAGATGAAATTAGACCCAAAGTTATCATTGCAGAAAATGTCGCTGGTCTGACTATTGGTGAGGCTAAACAATACTTCAACAAAATACAAAATACCTTTGACCAGATTGGTTATGATGTGTGTGCAAAGGTTCTTGACAGTCGTTACTTTGGGGTATCTCAAACAAGGACAAGAGTATTTTTTGTTGGTGTGCGTTCAGATGTTACTAGTAAGGTCGGTTTAACCTTTATGAATATTGGTAGTGTATTTCCAGAGAATAATGATTATGTTGTTCCACTTGAAGATGCATTGATTGGTTTGCAATATGACAAAGAAGAAATTGATATGTTAACTGAGAGATTCTTGGGTACTAAGTACTGGCAAGACACTGGTGCAAAGATGCCTCAATTTCCAGATAGAGTTTTGAACGGTGATGACTTTAATGAAAGAGGTAGTCACTTTAATCTAAAAAGAGTTTCCTTGAAACAACCAGCACCTACTATTACTGCAATGGGTTCTGGAATTACTAACGCTGGTTCATTCCATTGGTCTGAACCAAGAAAACTCACTATTGGTGAGTTGATGAGGATACAATCATTACCAGATGATTTTATTCTTACAGGTAAATGGAATCAACGTGCAGAAAGAATTGGTAGGATGGTGCCACCCTTAATGTTAAAGGCAATCGCATCATCTGTTTATGAAAAGGTGATAGGAGTATATAATAATGGCTGACTTTACATTCGCACACAGAGAAGAGGGTTTTGATGACCACATTGAAAAAAGCATTCGTGGATATAGTAATCTACTTGAAGATATAATTTCAATGTCTCGTTATTTTGTAGAAGACAACACCAGAGTTTATGATATTGGTTGTTCTACAGGGAAGTTCACTCAAATGATGTTAGAGGCCAATCAAGACTTTTGTTGTGATGCAGATTATATTGGTGTTGAAATTGCAGATGGATTTTATGATGATTTAGTTAGAAGACAAGAAAACATTAACACAATACACCCTTGGGCATCAACCAAATTTTTATTTGAAGATGTTCGTGATACTAAATTTTTTGATGCATCTTTAGTTACATCTATCTTTACTTTACAGTTTATGCCTAAGAAGGATAGAAAAAATGTTATTGAAAATATCTATGAGGGGTTGAATTGCGGTGGCGCATTCATCTTTTCAGAGAAAACAATTTGCGAAAACGCAAACTTCCAAGATATGTTAACTTTCAATTATTATGATTATAAACGCAAATCATTTGATACTGAAGACATAATGGATAAGGAACGAACCCTTAGACATATGATGAAACCAAACACTTGGAATGAAATTACTGATATGATATATGATGCTGGTTTCAAGGATGTACAACCATTCTGGCGTAATCATATGTTTGTTGGTGCAGTTGCATTAAAGTGAGGTAAAAATTATGACTGTTGATTTTAATAAGTATAAAGATTTTGTAGACGAAGTAACAAGTCAAGCATCTAAGGACGCTGATTACTTTACTGAGTCTTGTGAAATCATTGAAGAACAAGGTGTACAACCAGAAAGAATTCTTACTGCTGCAATCGGTATTACTGCCGAAGGTGGTGAGTTTGCTGAGATTATCAAGAAGTGTTTTTTCCAAGGAAAACCTTTTGATGAAGATGCACAATATCATGCAAAACGTGAGTTGGGTGATATCATGTGGTATATAGCCCAAGCGTGTATCGCACTAGATATTACTATAGATGATGTGATTGAAACAAATATCGAAAAATTAGAGGCACGATACCCAGGCGGTTTCGATGCTTATCTATCCGAAAATCGAAAGGACGGTGATATATAACTATGGACTTCTTGAAGAATATTGCTAAGACAGCGGGCAACGAATACGCTGCACTTGTATCTGATGGTGTGGAAGCAGGAGATGTTGATTCATTTATCGACACTGGTTCTTATATCTTTAATGCGTTACTAAGTGGGTCAATCTATGGTGGATTGCCTGCAAACAAAATTACTGCGGTTGCTGGTGAATCTGCAACAGGTAAAACATTTTTTGTAATGGGGATGGTGAAGTCATTCTTGGATGCAAATCCAAACGCTGGTGTTCTGTATTTTGAATCAGAAAGTGCGATTACTAAACAAATGGTAATTGATAGAGGTATTGACCCAGAACGAATGGTCATTTTACCTGTGACAACTGTACAAGAGTTTAGAACACAATCGCTTCGTGTACTAGATGATTACATTCAACAGAATGAAGCAGATAGACAACCAATCATGTTGTGTCTTGATTCACTTGGTATGTTGTCAACTACT